TTCGTCAAGTGCGCCCCGGTGCGCCCCAACAATCGGGGCGCGCTCGGTTTCGCGACCGCGCCCCGCACTTCGGGGCGCGCTTTCAGGGTAGTTATCCACAGGCTGCATGACCCTGCTTCGGCGTGCTTTCTGTGCCGCTCTGATGCGGTCGTTCTTCGCTGAGCGGCCTGCCGCCCGCAGTGCTTCGGCGGCCTTGCGTGCCGACGCATCGACCGCCACACCGAGCGCATCAAGGTCGGCGACCGTCTCGGCGGTACCGGCAGGCACGGCGTCGATGCCGGTGCGGTAGTGCAGTTGCGGCTCGTCTCGCTGCATCAGCACCACCTCCTCAGGCACCCAGCCCATGCGCCGCTTCGTCGCCTTGAGGGTGAATCCGCCGTCGGCTTTCATCATTCTCCAGACCACATCGACGTCGTCGTTCTTCGCCGAGGTGCCTCGCTGACCCTTCTCGACGTCCTTGCCAGCGTGATCGACCCGCAGGAACGCCCGCCCCTCGGCCTTCAAGTGCAGCCCGGTCCAGCGGTAGAAGTTCCGCACCGTGTCGGCGTCGTTCTCGTCACCAGCGACGGCCCGGCCGAAGGTGTCGATGACCACCAGGTCGGCGCCGACGAGCTGCGCCAGCCGGGCGATGGCCTTGCCGCCCTCGGGCGCATCGGCGGGCGGCAACGACGGCAACAGGGCATAGTGCAGCCAGCCCAGATCCATCTCTGGCCCGAACCCCATCGCTGTGAGCCGCTCGGCAAGGTCGTCGGCGGTCATCTCGTAGTCGAGGTACAGCACCCGTCGCCGCTGCAGCGTCATACCGTCGAGCCCGATCAGGCCGCAGGCGATCGAGGCGCACAGCCACAGGGCGAACAGCGACTTGCCGGTGCCGCCCGGGGCGAACAGCGCCGTGGCGCGCCCCTGGGCGATGACGGGCTCGGCAAGCCATGACGCCTCGGTGGTGTCTTTCGCCCAGAAGTCGCCCCAGTTGAGCAGCAGGCCACGCAGCGAGGCGTCGTAGTCGCTCATCTCGTCGCTGGCTGGCGGCTCGGTGCCGACGGGCACCACCGGGAGCGCAGCGACGACAGCGGCACCTTCGTCGGCGATGATCTGGCGGGCGAGTGCCCGTTCGTCGCCGCCATGCGTGCGTGCCGCCTCGTACTGGAACCGTGAGTACGTGCGCTCGGCTTGCAGCCACGGCACAGCCGAGGTGAACACCTTGAGGGCGTCGTTGCCCTGCCAGCCGACGGTCGCCGACGTGCCTTCTCGCCGGTCTTTGCCGGGCCGGGTCCAGTGCTGCTCACCGTCGGGGTCGATGTGGTGGAGTTGCCATCCGTCCCGCTCGAGCAGGTCGGGCCAGGTGGTGCGGTCGTTCCAGCGATCTGCCGGCGATGACGACAGGAACACGTCACGCTGCCGGGTCGGCGCTGGTGCCGGTGCGCTGCGCTCCACCGGGGCGAGCAGGTCCATCAGCCAGGCGGGCGCTTCGGCCATGTCGATCTCGCCGGGTGCGTGGCCGACTTCCCAGGCGTAGGCGTTGCCGTTGGGGTGCACGGTTGGGGCGACGACGACCTGGCCGCCTTCGCCTCGGATGTCGAGCCCGGCGCCGAGCCTGCCTGACTGGTCGTTGCGGGGCACCGGCCGCCCGGCTGGAACCAGCAGGTAGCGGTGTTCGCTGCCGCTGCCGGTGATCGACGTGATGGTCGCCGGGAGCGGGCCGTGCATCTTCTCCAGGTCGTGCAGCGTGTCGGTGCCGCTGAACGTGTCGCGCTCGTCGATGTCGAGCACGAAGAACCCTTCGCCGGTGTCGAGGTGGCCGGTGGCGATACCGACGCCGTGGCCTCGGTACAGCCCGTTCCACCAGGCGCCGATCGCTTCGGTGCGGGTGGTGGCGGCCTGCTGCCATGCGGCCATCGGCGGGTGTTTCATGCCGGGCCGGATCGGCAGCACCCGGAACCCGTGCGCAGCGAGGTCGAGCGCCGCCTGGTGCACGTCGGCGGATGGCGGTGTGGTGGCGGGCATCATCCGGTGATGTCGAACAGAGTGGGCAGGTCCATTTCCGATTCGAGCCGCTCCAGGTTGCCGACGGCGGTGCGCCAGTACGACGGCTTGAGTTCGCACCCGATGCCACGACGGCCGAGCTTGACGGCGCTGTAGACCTCCGACCCAATGCCGAGGAACGGCGTCAAGACCAGATCGCCACGGTTCGACCACAGCCGGATCACTCGCTCGATCAGGTCGAGTTGGAGCGGGCAGATGTGTCGCTCGTCGGCATCATCTCGAGCCACGGTGGTGTTCAGCGTGTTGGTCTCCCTGATGTCGAACCAGACGGGCCGGGCCCACTCGATCCACGTCTCATTGTCGCAGTCGGGCTTGATTTGCTCCTGATTGTCGCCGTGCTTGCGGAACATCAGCAGGTAGTCGGCCAATGCGGGCCGACTCATGGCTGAATCTCGGTTCAGCGTCTGGAACATGAGCGACGTGGCCTTGGTGCGGATCGCCTGGGCCTGCGGGTCTTTGTCGATGGTCACCTCGCCGTGGAAGATCCATCCCGCCTCGGTGTGAGTGCGGATCAGGTCGCCACGGAAGTCGTGCAGCCCGATGGCGCCGTCTCGCCCCTTCTGGGTGGCGAGCTGCTGGCAGTGCACGACGCTCAGCCTGCCAGGCTTGGTGACACGCAGAACCTCCTCGACGATGAACCGGTAGTGCTGCTGGAACTCGTCCCGGTCCCGACAGTTGCCGAGGTCTCGGTCGCTGGGGCTGTAGGTGAACAGCGAGGCAAACGGCGGCGAGTACACGGACAGGTCGACGCTGTCAGTCTCGATCTCGGCGAGCCGCTCGCACGAGTCACCGAGCATCGCCGTCCAGTTCTTGCCGGTGGCGATGTCGGTGATGTACGGCTGGGGGTCGTGGGTGGTGGTCATGCTGCTGCTCCCTGTTGCTGGTTCATGTGGTGCACGAGCCGGTCGACCCATGCCGCCACTTCGGTTTCTTTGCGTCGGACGTTCTCGACGATCTGCTGCTCAAGTTCGCTGACGACGACGTACACGTCGACTGGTTCGGTCTGACCGAAGCGCCAGCACCGCCGGATCGACTGGTAGTAGGACTCCCATGAGTCGGACAGCCCGACGAACACCATCTGATGGCACTGCTGGAAGTTCATGCCGAAGCCAGCGATCGACGGCTTGGTAACGAGCACCCGCACCTCGCCGTCTTGGAATGCCTCAAAGGTGTCTGCCTTCTCGTCGGGCGTCATGGTGCCGTGCACGTTCACTGCCCCATCGACGGATGCGGCGATCTGGTCTGCCTCGTCGTTGAGTCCACACCATGCGATCCACTGGCCGGGCCGGCTGCATCGCTCCACCGCCCGATCGACTCGATCAGCAAGGGTCGACTTGCGCACCTTGGCCCGACCGCCGACGCCACCGAGATCGGTTGCGAACAGTTGGCCCTCCTGCTGGACGTCGACACGCACGACGTCGGCGGTGACGTTGAGTGGCGGCAGTTGGTATGCAGAATCATCGCCACCGACGTCGCTGGGGCGTCGAGCAGCGATGGCCCAGGTCGCCATCCATGCGAACATCGGATCGGCTGCGTGGCCCTTGAGCCGCCACCCGTCGTCGTCGTGCACGAAGTAGGCGGCGAGCATCTCGTTGCGGGCCATCACGCCTAGGAACTCGGCCTGGTTGCACAGTTCGGTTACGTCGTTCGGTGCGGGCGTTGCCGACCAGCTCGAGCGGTGCGGCGTCGACTGCCACTGGCGGATCAGGGCGTTACGGGTCGACCCCGTGAAGCACTTGAGGATGCTGGACTCGTCGAGCGCCACGGCGTCGAACTGGCCGGCGTCGAAGTGGTGCGCCAGTTCGTAGTTGGTGATCGACACCGTGCCCGGCACGACATCGTCCGGTCGCCTGACATAGCGAACGTCAGCGTCGATCTTGGCTGCCTCCCGAACGGTCTGGCGTGCAACCGACAGCGGGGCGAGGATGAGCGCCCTGTCGGCGATCAGTCGTGACCACTCGATCTGCATGCGGGTCTTACCCATACCTGTGTCGGCGAACACTGCGCCACGGCCTCGGCCGATCGTCGCTTGGACAATGCGCCGCTGCCAGTCGTGCAACGACGGGTGGATCATCGACGGGTCGACCACCACCCCGGCCGACTGGTGTCGTCTGGCCTTGCTGGCCAGGAACTCCTGATAGCTCATGCTGCGTCTCCCTGTTGTCGTTCGTTCTTCTTCTTCGCTCGCCAGTCACGGCGATGCGCTGCGACGGCGTCTCGGCACGGCCGGCACGCTTCCTCGCCGCTGCGGTGGTGCCGCCAGTACCCGGCAGCGGTCCCGCAGGCGTCGCCGCCGTGGCGGTACTTGCGCCGCTGCCCTGGTGTCATGCCGCCGACGACCATGACCGGCGACGGGTCGTCCGGTTGGCGCAGCACCCACGCCCGGCACCGGTCGAGGTGCTGGCAGTCGGCGCAGATGGCCAACGCTTCACGCTCCTGCCTGGCCCGCTTGTGTTGCGGCCGCCACGGGTCGATGCACATCTCGTCGCCACGGTCGGTGCAGGCGAGCTGCGCACGCAGTTCGGCCCAGTTCATGCCGCCGTGCCCTGCTTGCGCTCCCGCTCGGCGTTGTAGGCGGCGTGCGCCTCGCGACACCACTGGCAAGGTTGCTCGCCCCGGTAGCGGTGGGCGTTGTACCCCGCATCGGTGCCGTGCTTGATCGGCTTGAGCGTCGTGCTCGGCTTCGGCCCCTTGCGGCCACCCGCCCGCCGGCGCTTCTCCGCTCGCAACTGCCGACCGGACAGGCCGCCCCAAATGCCCTCGGTCTCGCCGACCTCGATGGCGAACTCGAGGCACTGCTCGGCCACCGGACAGGTGGCGCAGACCGCCTGGGCGTTGCGAGCGGTGAACGCATCGCCCCGAGCGGGGAAGAACAGTTCCGGGTCAAGCCCACGGCAGGCAGCGAGGGTGCGCCAGTCAGCGGGAACAGTCCCGATTCGAGACTGTTCGCTCACGGCTGGGCTCCTATGAGGTAGCCAGGGATGAGGAATGGCAGCGGCGAGAAACGAGAGCAGTGCCCGCACTGATGCTTGTAGATCGTGGGGTCGGCCGTCAGCCGCTCCACCTCGGCACGCAGCCGCTTGATCTCGGCATTCAGACGGTCAAGTTCGACCGCAGCAGACGGATCGGCCCAGATGTTGTACACGATGTCGCCGCTCACGTCGGCCCTCCCGCATTTGTAGCGCTGGCGCTACCGTTGGTGCGGGCGGCGGCGTGGGCGGCGATGGCGTTGCACAGCGCCTCGGCCAGTTCGTGGATGCGCAACTGGATGTCGCCATTCGAGTCGGAGATCCACCAACTACCAGCATTCATGTGCGGGTGCCTGCGCTCGTGCAGCACCTCGTCGATGACGGGGTAGAGCTCATCCTTCGTCACTCCCCTACCTCCTTGTTCTTCTCGTTGCGCAAGTGCTCGGCCAGCACGCCGTCGAGCACGGTCATGCCGCCGAGGTCGGTGGCGTCGTCGACCTGGCGTCGCCGCCTGATCGGTCCCTGGGTGAGCGGCCGACCCTTGGCGGCGACGAGTTCGTCGTGTTCGTCGCGGGTGATGCCGGTCGCCGGGATCGGTGTCGGGTCGGGGGTCATGCGAGCCGCTCAACCATGAGACTGTTCGGCCCGGCAAATCGGACCGTTTGCGGCTTCTTCATGTGCTCGAACAGGGCGACGGCGTCGACAGCGCCGTGGCTCTGCAGTTCGATGCGCACCGACTGGAATGGCTCCTTGTCCCACTGGGCATACGTGATCCAGAACTGGCCAAGGATGGGGAAGGGCGCTGGCTCCGCCATCGGCCGCATCGGGTACTTGCGTTGCTTGCGCTTCACCCCAGCCCCCTCATCCACCAGTGGGCGAGCAGGGCCGCGTCGGCCCGCCCGTCGTCCTTGGCCCGGTCGAAGAGATTGTCAAGCGGCCACAGCCGTTGCGCCGCCAGGCGGTGCGCACCCTTGTCACTGCCGACGCCGAGGTCCTTCGTCCACCGTTGCGGCGTGACGTAGGTGACGGGCCGGTCGAGCCCGGCGAGCACGCCTTCGATGACACCGCAGCCACGGCCGAACGAGAACGCCGATGTGGCGCCGGAACCCTGCACGCCCTGCACGTCCTCGACGACGACCATGACGGCCGGGCCGATGTCGACGAGCAGGTCGCGCAGGTGCCGGGCCGAGATGCGCTTCTTGCCACGCACCTCGATCGTCGGCATGTCCCAGACGAGCACCTCGCCGGCGGCGTTGACGACAGCGATGGCGCCGGCGACTCCGGGGTCGATGCCGATGATGAGGGTCATGGCCGTTGTCCTTCACGTAGCCACTGTCCCTCAGCCCACCGCCGAACCCACAACTGTTCGGTTGTCCATCGGCGGCGAGCAATCATGGACACAGGTTCTTCGGTGCGAAACAAGCCCCCGACGGGAAGCGTGCCAATGATCTCGGCCTCACCCTCGATCCCGACAATGCGCCTCTGATCTGTCGCGTGCCAGCCAAGAGACGGCGGGGGCGGGACGTGCCCACAGTGCGGGCACTTCTCATCGGTCTGGGGCCATTCGCCGCTCACTGCGCCCACTCCACGCCTTCGAGACTGTCGGGCACGCCGACCATGCCGTGCTCGGCGAGCAGGTCGTTGATCCGGTTGGCGGTCGCACGGTCGGGGCAGGCGATCACACCGGTCGGGCCGACGACCACCCATGCACAGGCGTGGTGCACGGAGTGGGCGAAGGCCACCGGGTAGTCGCCGGTCACAGCGCTGCCGCCGCTGCGTCTCGGGCGGCCTGGTGGTTGACGGCGGGCCGGTCGGCGTCGATGAGGCCCTGTTCGCGGCAACGCTTCACCATCCACTGAGCGGTGTTGGCGGGCACCTCAAACACGTAGGTCAGCCACAGCACCCGGCGCTGGCCCTGAGTGTCGGCATTGCGAATCTCGCAAGCGATCGCCGGCCAGTCCCAGCGGCCTTCCGGCGTGCGGCCGTAGAGCGGTTCCGGGCCGTCCTGCTGCGCAGTTTCGGGAGCGTCGTTGCTCAACACGAACGACGTCGGCAGCACGACAGCCTCGGGCACGTCGATGCGCAGCACCGTCCGCTCCTCCTCGGCGATGACGTCCAGCAGCAGCGAGTCGGCGTCCAGGCCGAACGCCTCGATGGCGGCACGGACGAACGACATGCGGTGCTCGATCTCGCTCGCCTCGGCCTCGAGCAGGCGCAACGCCTGGCCGAGGTGTTCGACGGCGGTCACCACGCCTCGTCTGCGGGTGCGGCGGGCTTGGCGGCCTTCACCGGCGCCGGGCCGAACTTCGCCTTGAACAACTTGGCCCGGGCGAAGCCCTTACGCTCCTCGCCGAGGTCGTGGTGCTTGATCGTCAGCTCGGAACCGATGACGGTCTTGAGCCCGGCAGCGGCAGCGGCCTCACGGATGGCGGTGACCATGTGGCCGCGCACCCACAGCGCCTGCGGGCCGTCGTCGGTGTCGAGCGTGAAGATGAACACGGCCATCGGCTTGCCGTCGGGCCAGCGCTTCACCTCGCCGTCGGGCTTGGTGTCGTCGCGCTGGTCGATGGCGGTGACCACGCCGGTCACGGTGTCGCCGAGGTTCGGGAACGACACGCTGGCGGCGCTGGAGCCGCCAGCGGCCATGAACGGGTCGGACTGGTTGCTGAAGGGGTCGGACATTGTAGGTATCTCCCTGTCATGTTTGTGTTTTTTGGGTGTTGGGATTCGCTCAACTGGCAGCGATGTGGTTGTCAGGCCCAGGTGCCGCCGAGTCGCTCGGCGGCCTGGTCTGCGGTGAGCGGCCGGTCAACCAGCCGCATCACTCCGGTGTCGTCGAAGGCGAGCGTCATGCGCCCCTCGACGAAGGTTTCGCAGGCGGTCTGGAAGGTCAGCGCTTCCGTCCACCCGAGCGCAGCGATTGCCGCACCGGGCGGAATCGACGCCTGCAACGGTTCGTCACTGTCAAGCGCAAACGCTGCAGCGGCACGCACCAGGTCGTCGTCCATGCAGTCGTTCTGCGCCAGGGCGATCAGTCCCCGCACGATGCGAGTGCTGCGCAGCGTCTTGCGCTCGGCTAGGTGGAACGACGCCACGGCGCGCGACTGGTCGGCGAGCGCAGCGATCCATGCCCGCTGCACGTCGTCGAGCGCAGCGTGCAACTCACGCATCTGCACCATGCGGCCCTCGCCAGCAGGCTCACCCTCGTCGGGCACCACCCGGGCACGCACCTCGGCGACGTTCACGGTGCGCAGCGGCGCAGGCTCGGTCGGCAGATCGGCGAACGGTGCCGAAGTGATCGTCTCGGCCTGCTCGACGATCTGCTGGATCTGGTCGAGCTGCTCGGCGGTGTGGCCGCCTTCGGACAACTTCGGGCAGCCAGCAGGCCACGCCTCGCGCACCCGTTGGGCGACATCGGGCGACAAGGCGGCGACGGCGCGCAACCGGTCGACGAGGTTGGCGGCACGATCCGGCGGAGCGGGTGCGGGCGGCGCAGATGTTGGGTTGGTCCAACTATCAACCCGCAGGTCGGAGCGTGAGCGCCACACCCACGTCGGCTGGATGACCCGCTCGAAGCACTCCCGCCCGGCGGCGATGTCGATACCGATGATCGACGCTTCGCCTTCCATCGGCAGGTGCGCAACCAGCGCCACCGACTGACTGACTGCGTGCATCGGCACGAACCTGGCGACCTCGAAGTCGACGTCGCCGCTCGGGCCGTCGGCGCACAGCGGCGCCGATGCGTACAACCACAATTGCACGGCGTGCGACTGCAAGAAGTCGGCGGCACTCTTGCCCGTCTTGGTGTCGAGGATGAAGCACTCGCCGGTCGAGCGGTGCCGCACCACCCGGTCGAACCTGCCGGCGACCATCAGGTCGGGGTGAACGATGACCTGCTCGCTGGCGACGATCTCCAGGTCGTGCGAGTCGAGCAGCGTGCGCCACGTCTCACGGATCGCAACGACCTCGGGCGTTTCCAAGACGAACACGCCACCGTCAAGCAGGTCGGTGATCTTGTGCACGGCGGTGCCGTAGTCCCGGCCCGACGACGCACCGGCGGCGGTCATCGCCTCTTCGCAGATGGCGTCGAGTGCCTTCTTGTCGTCGGCGTTGGCGGCGACAGCGGTCAGCAGGTGCGGTTGCAGAGCGAGCCCGATGGCAGTCTGACGGCGACGCCAGAAGTCGAGCGCGCTGGAGTCGTCGGGCACCTTGGCGATGGCGCTCGGCGACTTGCACCGCTTGCCGTTCAGCCAGTAGCCGTGGGCCTTGGCGCTGTACTTGAGTTTCATGACACCGCAGCGTCCAAGAGGTCCTTGGGACACAAGACCTGCGGGAACTCCACCCCTTTGCGGGCCATCGACTTCACAATCTTGAGCGGCCTACCTGCCGCGTAGGCGTTCCAACCCCGAATCAATACTTCGAGTTCGGTGGCGCTCTCGGTTTTCCGCCCGTTGGCTTTTCTGTTGATAAGCCAATTGCGAACTGCAAGTCTGCAGTCCGTGCCGCCAAGATCAGTCCCAGTGGCAACGCCCTCAGCAAACGAATCGATGTCCTCGGCGTCGAATCCGCTCAGGATCAAGTGGACAAAGAGCCCACCAGCGGCCGACCTCTTGAACATCGTTCGAGTGGCAAGCCTAAACGCAGTCTCGTAAACATTCAGATGCTCGGTTACGTCGTGCTGCTGATCGATGTCAGAGACATACTCGGCAAGAGCTGATGTGTTGTTGGGGTTCATCCCCCTGCGCAGCGCGATGGCAAACTTAGCCATCGCAGCCAGGTCGTTGGAGTTCTTGACACCCAATCCACCCAGCCTGTCTCCGACGGTCTTCTTGATGCCCGAATCGATGATCTCGTAGGCCTCAACAGGCAGGCCCCGAACGACAATCATTCGCACCGCTACATCGGCCTTGATGACGGCCAGCAGGCGATGCTGCCCATCAATCAGCGCGTCGCTGACGTCAAACTTGACAGTCTCGCCGGTCAAGATGTACTGCCCAACACTGAAGGCGTGAGCCAACTTGTTTACCTGGCTAAATCTGACCTTGCGATTCTTCAGGTTTCTCGTGAGCCACTCAGCCGCCAATGGCGGCGTAACGGTCACAATCTCAATGCATGGATCGGTATTCATTGTCTCCCCTGATGTATGTAGTTGGTTGATCTGCTTCACCGCCCGCACTCCCCGCGCCGCTCGCTGATGACGATGTTCCACAGGTGGTCGAGTTCGGCGGCACGCTCGTCGAGCCGTTCGGCTTCGTCCTGCAGCGCCTGGCGCTGCTCGCCGAGCCGCCACAGGGTGACGGCAAGGCCGAGCTGCACGCCGGCGGCGAAAGCCAACAGGTGCCAGATCACGCCACACCTCCGTCGGGGTCGATCACGCCCAGGCGCTGCGACCCGATTCCACGGGGAACGCCTGGGCGGCCTGCACCGCTGAGGGGAGTTGCGGTGCGGCGATGGTGGTGCTCGAGGCGACGGCCCGCCTCACGGACGGCCTTGATGTCGCTGCGGCCGAGCACGGCGCAGATGAGCTGCAAGTCGAGCGCCGTCAGCGGCTCGTCGTCCATCCAGTCGAACGGGCGAGCGTCGGCGAGCGGCCGCAGATTGGCGACGTGGCCACCGAGCAGCATGGTGAACGGTTGGCGGCTCATCGGTCGCACCAGCGCAGCCAGGCGTAGGTGCCAGCAGCCCACACGGCGAGGCAGGCCACAGCGGCCAGCCGGTCAGACCAGTCGGCGATCACGACGCCACCTCCGGCAGCGGTGCCATCACGGCCCGCATGTCGGCGATGCGCACGTCGCCGAGCACGTCGGACAGACCGTCGATCAGTTGCACCAGTTCGGCGGTGGTGGCGACGAGCGCCACGCTGCCGATGCCGAGCGAGATGTAGTGCCGGGCGCCGTGGTTGTGCTGCACGACCGAGGGCGCCTTGTGCTTGGACAGGCTGCCGTAGGTGTTCAGGTGTGCGTCGATCTGCGGGCCGTTCACGACGCCACCGCTCTGGTGTCGGGCTTGGATAATGGCGGTCAGAGCGTCAGCCCCTCCGGTTGGTGTGTTCCCCACGAGCGAGACTCAATCACAGTTCCGTTACGACGTCAAGAGGGAATGTCAGAAAAACGCCGTCAGTCCTTGCGCGCCCGGTACCGCTCCCGCTGGTACTCGGCCCACGCCGCTCGACACGCAGCGCAGATCGGCTCGCCGTTGCGCTGGTGCCGCTTCCATGCCGACACCGTGCCGCACGGCGCAGACGGCGAAGGGCCGGGCGACTGCCCGACCCTGGCACCGTTGCGCTGGCGGTAGGCCCGCTGGCGGTCGGCTGCGGTCATGCTGCGATGATCTCGCGGAACGACCTGACTGCGCCAACCGCTGCGAGGATCTTGTAGAGGCCGCCGATTGCCTCGACCGTCTCGGTCGGGCAGCCCGTGTGGGCGACCGTGTCGCGGATGAACTTGGCGGTGACCCGGCCAGGCAGGCAGGCGCTGAAGTCGCTCCAGGCGTTGCTGGCCCGGTAGTCGGCGGCGATGACCTCGGCGAGCTGGGTGGCGGCGATGGTGGCGGCGACCTCGGCGACCGGCAGGCCGAGCAGGCGGGCGGCGCACCCCGAACCGAAGGCGGTCGGCGAACCGCCATCACGGGCGAGAAACACCGGCGACCCGAGCTCCGGGTGGCCGCAGTCGGCGCAGTCGAAGCAGGTGAACTGAGCGTTCTTCGGGGCGGGAGCGATGCGGTAAGTCATGTCAGTATCTAACCACAGTTCCGTTACTGCGTCAAGAGGGAATCTGAGAAACTTTCCAGATAGCAAGAAAGGCCCCACCGCCGAAGCGGTGGGGCCTTGGCTGGCAGGACTCACTCGGGGCGATCCGAGGAGATGACCGGAGCCATGCTGTAGGAGCCGAGCGGCAGGGCGACTTCACGATCGCCCGACACCCGAACGCCGACCCGGATGATGTCGCCCCACTGATCCTCGATGGTGATGAACTTGGCCGTGCGGCCGACGACGGTGAAGGTCCAGACGTAGTCGGCCCGACCGGTGCTGTAGGTGGTGCCGATCTGGAAGGCGGCGGTGTTGGTGGCGGTTGCGGTGTTGCTCATGTCAGTATCTAACCATAGTTCCGTTACACTGTCAAGAGGGAATGTCAGAAAAACGCCAACAGCCCCCCGCCTTGCGGCGAGGGGCGTGGCGTCGGGCTGCTCAGGGGGCGCAGCGAGCGACTCAGTTGTGAGGCGGTAGCAGGTCGTACACGGCCATCAGGTCGCGACGGTGTTGCTCTAGCCGTCGGCGCTGGTCATCGGCACGGACGAGCAGCCGTTCCAGCGAGAGCAGGTCGATGCTCGTCAGGCCGTGGCCTCTCGCATCAGCAACAAGGCGGGCCAGTTCGGTGGTGATGTCGATCACAGCTCGGTCACCTCCATCACCATGCCGTCGGGAATATGGATGATGTGGTCGAGCGCACCGTCGTCGCCGATCGACTGAGCAAGCGAGACATGGCCCGGCTTCGGGTCGATGCGCCACCCGACCGTCGTGACCCGGTAGGGCTCGGCGTCGATGTCGGCGGGCAGCACCCAGCCGCCCGCACGGTCAGCGTGAGCGTCGTGCCAGACGACGACGATGGCGGTGCTGGTCACCAGCCCTCCTTCGCACGGTCCTGAGCGTAGATCGGCGCCATCCATGTGCGGCCACGCTCCGGCGTCATCAGCCACAGCGCCTGCGCCGGTTCCTGGAAGCCGAAGTTCGACACCGCTGCGTATTCGTCGTAGCCGACGAGTGAGCCGTTGATGATGAAGTTCGGTCCCCACGTCAACTGGTGCCAGTGCCCCATGACGAGCAAATCGTACGGCTGCTGCACGGCGGCGTAGCGGGCACGCTTGCGGGCGTCGAGCCGCATGATCGGCGGCCAGATACCACCGATGCCAGAGCCGCCGGTCACCTGGTCGCCGTGCGTCACGCACACCGTGTGGCCGTAGGACTGCACTAGGGCGTCGGCCGAGTCGGCGATGTCGAACGTGATCCGGTTGTCCTTGCGGAACTCTCGGGCGAGCAGATGGCCGGTGAACCAGTCCCAGTTCGTCCGAGCCCGGAACTTGGCCATCGGCTTGCGAGTCGTGCGGCCATGGTTGCCGACGACGACGGGCACATGCACCTTGCCGAACTCGTCGGCGAGCAGCGACAGCGCGGCAGCGAGTTGGTCGCTCCAGTGCAGCACCGAACCCATGATGGTGTCGGCGTTGGTGTGTTTCAGTTCTTCGTGGATGTCGCCGGCGTACAGGTCGCCGGCCAGCGGCACGACGATGCCGTCGTAGGCGACGCCGGTCCAGTAGTCGCGGCAGACCTTCACCGTGTGCTCGACCGTGGTGCGTAGCCGCATCTCAGCGATGGCGCGGTCGTACTTGTTGACACCGCCGATCTGCGCCGGGTCGACAACCTCATCGAAATGCAGGTCGCTCAGCAGTAGCCACGGCGTACCGCTGTGGGCGCTGGCCTTGCGCGGCGAGCGCATCCACTTCGGCGGCTCGGCCGGGCGTGCCTTGTCGAGCCGGAGCATCGCCGACAGTTCCTGCTCGGCTCGGCGGCGAGCGCTGTCGGCCACCTGCAACTGATGCTGCACGTCGGCGAGTTTGCGCTTCACGTCGTCGACCTGTTGGCGGTCGACCGTGCTCGCCGCCAGCACGGCGTCGATGTCAGGCGTGGCCACGGCTGCCCACGCACTCGCGCCGACGGTGCCGCTCGATCGAGCCTCGCGCCAGGGTCACGTCGATCCGGTCGAACGCCCCGATGAGCGACGACGCCGAGAACCGTTCGGTGTCGGCGAGGGCTGCCTCGAACTTGTCGCGCCACTCGTCGGGCATGGCGGCGAGCGCCGTGCAGACGTTGCACTTGCCGCCAACCCGCTTGCGGACGTTCGCGGCGAGGATGGCGTCGATGTCGACGCTTGGCTGGGCCTTGCTCACTGTTGCCTCCCTGTGGCGTTGTGCCCGGCGCACACCGGGCGTTGGTGCCCGGCTCAGAGACCGGGCGGCACGACCGAGGCGGGCGACATGCCCGGCACTCGAGCGGATGCGATCGACGTCAGCAGCGACACCAGCGCCGCCGACGCTGCGAGCGCAGCGACGTTGCCGAGGTTGGCGCCCCACAGGTCGGCGCCGACAGCGTCCTGGCCGATGGCGACGAGCGCGACCTGGGCGGCGGTCTTGATCGCGCGCTCGGCGGCGTCGGCCCAGAACGCTCGGGTGAACAGGTGACGGCTCATGTGGGTGTTCCTTCGGTGGTGACGGTGGCGAGGGCGTCGACAGCGTCGGCGTGTCGGTCGTCGACCAGTGCGGCCACGGCAGCGATGACGGCGTCGACCTTCGCCTCGATCGTCGGCGGGGTCGGTGTCGGGGTCGGTGTCGGGTCGGCGGGTGGTGGCGCGACTGCCGTGGTGCCGTCATCGGGCACCACCGTGAAGCCCTCGGGCGGCGACCAGTCCGGGTCCGCGTCGGCGTCCCACATGACGACGTTCTGCGCTACGCCATCGGCGTCGAGGATGAGCCAGCGTTGAACGGCCATCAGAAACACACCACCATGACGAAACCCCCGCCTCCGGCGCCACCTGCGCCACTATTCGCACCGTTCGTCGATGCGCCACCCCCGGCACCGCCAGAGCCGTAGCCACTGGAGCCACCGGCACCACCAGCGATAGTTCCGGCTGCGTTGCCCGCACCACCGCCTCCACCCGACGAGCCGCCGAAAGCGCCTGGCTGAATCGTTGAGTTCACGCCTGCGCCACCTGCGCCGCCGTCAGCGGCACCTGCGGCCGGGTTGGCCTGCACCGTGCACGTTGAGCCGCCGAGACCGCCTGCCGATGAAACGTTTGCAGCGGTCAGACCGCCACCAGCGCCACCAGTGGATGCCGCAAACCGGTTCTGCGCATTGGGGCCAGCGCCGCCGGTTGCTGACGGATTGGACGCACCAAGCGGCCCGAACACATTGCCGCTACCACCGAACGCCGTCCCGGCTGAGCCGTTGTTCAGTCCACCACCGCCACCACCGCTGATGTTTGTCGCCAAGAGTGATCCGAACGTCGACGCTCCACCACTGCCACCATTGCTACCGTTCGTGTCGTCGGTCGTGACCGCCAACCCACCAGCACCACCAGCACCGATCGTGACCGACACCGTGCCGGGCAGGTCAGCGATGCGGAACGTCGCGACGGACACGCCGCCAGCGCCGCCAGACTGGCCACCACAACGCACCGTGCCCGCTGCACCGCGGCGGCCAGAACCACCACCGCCAGCGCCGCCCACCACCGTGACCTGCGCCCACGTGTAAGCAGCATCGGTCGGCTTTGTCCACGTACCCGACGACGTGAACGTCTGCACGTTGCCTGCGGGCGTGACACCCAGGTTCGTCCGCGCCGTCGCCGCCGACGCCAGGTCGCTCAGGTTGTTCGCCGCGATCAGCGCACCGGCACCGATGCCGAGCGCAACCGACAGCGACACCGCCGCACCGCCGACCGTCACCGCCAGCGACGCCGACGACGACGTCGCCACCCCGGCGGTACCGACCGGCCACACCGTCAGCGACCGGGCGATCAGTTGGAACGGACCCTGGCCGTTCACCAGCGCCGACAGGCTGAACAGGTACTCGGCTTTCGTCTGTCCCGACGACTTGAGCGCAGTGGTGTTGGCGGCGCTGAATGCCACCGTGGTGACGGCGCCCGCCTGCGACACCGTCGGCGACACCGCCACGACCGCACCGAGGCCGTCGCGGATCGTTAGCGTCGGCGACGTGATCGTCGCCCCGCTCGACGTGACCGAGATGGTGAACGGGTCACCGGCGACACACTCGGCGTCGAGCTGCGCAGGCAACTGCGAGACGGTGGGCATCAGGCGCTCTCCTTCTTGCGTCGAACTGGCTTCGGGGCTGGCTCGGTTTCGACGATGCGCAGCCGTTGCGAGTGATCCCGCAGGTCGGCCTTCACCTCGCGCAAGTCGGCCTTGATCTCGATCTGGTCGGCACGCATGTCGCCGACGACAGCGGCGATCGAATCGACCGTCGCAGCAGTCTTGGCGTGGTCACTGCGGTTATCTCGATGCACCCGTGCCTGTAGCCAGATCGTGGCTAGGCCGAACGCACCGCCGATGACGG